TATCCTCCGGCGGTCTGCTTATCGGGGCATTGCGGCGTGGGTAGGGGATTCCGGCATACAGAAGATTCACGCCGTTGGAATCAGGCACGAGTGAGAGATATTCTCTTACAGTATCGCGGTATAGCTTTTCACGATTTTCAGGGTCTCTCGCCGCTTCGTCAATTTCTGTGGACTGCTCTGCCTTTGCTGTGTACGATATGGATTCAGAGCCGGAGGAAACAGAAGATACTACTTTACCGCGAAGCGCGCCGGATTCGTCCGTGATGTACCCCTGTCCCTCTGTCACACGCTTGTTTGCCGCTTCAATCTGCCCGGCAATCTCAATCAGCTTGCAGACGCACCGCCGGACGGCTTCTGCATCGTCCTCGTTGGTCGGGAACGCAAATTTCAGCTTATTCAGCGTGAGTGTGTCCACCCTGCGGCAAGCTTCCCATGACAGCCGGTTAAAGTCGGTTTCCGGCATGGAATCCTCGCCGTATATGCTTTTGTAGTAGTCGTAGGTTACATATCCCATGGGCTACTCCACGATTTCCCAATCTTCTGCCAACATATCAGCCTGGGAAGCAAGCCAGCCGCACTGGTAGCCGCTTGTGCCGACAAACATCAGGAATTTGCTTCCAATGTTTTCATGCTCCGGGTCAATAACTACCTCTCCAGATTTAGTGGCGCATGTTTTCATGTATGCCAAAACAACATACTGTTCTTTTCCGTTCCAGCCCTTGCGCTTTGCCTTCTTTCCGTTTTTGATTGCTTCTAACGCTTCTCCAAAATTCATATCTTTATCTTCCTCCTATCTGATTTCCGGCATGAAATACTTTACATATCCCATGCCGGTTTAATTCTTACTCCCCGGTCAGCTTACTTCCGCCTTTCTTCTGCCCAGAATCTTTACCTTTTTCAGCAGCTTCACTTTTAGCAGAATCAGATTCTTTATATCCTCTCAATTCCGCTTCCAGTTCAGCGATCCGCTTATTGGCTGCTTTCAGTTCTTCCTCAACAGCGTGTTTGGTTTTTGTGCCTTTTTCCAGCACAGTGCCGTCCTCGTTGATTACACTGTAGCCCTTTTTCAGGTATTCATCTTTATTTGCCGGGGAAATCAGTGTTTCCTGATTCCCCTTTAACACTCTAAGCATATTTCCTACTGCCATGCTTCACCTCCTATGATGATAATCCGCCGGTTCCCTCGGTGACAAACCGCAGTCCAGCAATCCGCTGATTCAGGATAAACACATCACCATAGGATTCCTCATAGTACAGCCACTTGCCTTTGCTCTTTGCGTCCGGGGCAGACAGGCCAACGAAATCATACTTCTCCGGTGTAATCACGCAGGACGGATGAACCAGAAACATCTGAATCTGCTTTGCACTTGCGCCAACCTTAGAGCCAGTCGTGAAGTCATAGGCTGTTTTCATGTGCTTGGAAGGAACCTTTTCAATCTGCACTTCGTCAAGCCTTGCAATCAGCCGGTTGATTTCCTCGTCGTTCTGTCCGTTTACAGAAATACTCCTGCCAATCTTTTCCGCATTTTTCAGCATTTTATAAGTCTTTGGATTGACATACAACAGCCTGCCGGTTGCCGGAACGTCTCCCTCGTCCATATCCATCATCAGCGTATCAAACACTTCAAGGATATTCGCCGTTGTAAGTTCCGTGGTAACGTCCTCGCCGCCAGCTTCCACCCAGTCAGAGTGCAGCTTAGACACCAGATAGTCGTCCATTTCCGGGAATTTCTGCTGCTCGTTGAATGTTCGGGTGATATTAGTGATAGACGCAACCTGATTTGTTTCGTCAATGTCCATCGGGTGAACCAACGTGGACCATTCACGATGGAATGTCAGAGTCTTGTCCTCCCAATCATTTTCAAAGTTCCGGGAAAATCCGGTGATTTCGTCCCGGCTGGCATTTGTCCGGCCAGTGGTGGACAGAATCGGGATATGGATTGTCTTGGCGTTCAGGAACGTATAACGGCTGTCATTCTCCGTGCTGCGAAGTGCTGCAAAGTGAAGCACCTGCGGATATGCGTTTGCCAACGCCTGCTCATATTTTTCTGCATAGTTCAATGGTTCTGCCATTGTTAATCTCCTTTCTTAACTTCCCTTATCGGGGTGAATCCGAAATTGAAAGTGGGCTTATCATCACCACCAGCAGGCTTCCCGGTAGACTTATCCGTAAACTTCGGCGCACTGCCGGCAGCTTTATCCTTGGCTTCGGCTTCTGCCTTTTCAGCTTCGGTCTGGTAGAAGTGGTCTTTCTCATTCTCCTTGGACAGATAGTCCGACAGCCCCATAAATGCGCCGTCCTTCCACTTCAAACCGTCCTCGCCCATGATTTCACGCATGAGCGAATCCCTGACACGTCCCGATTCGATTTTCAGCTTGTCAAACTCGCCTTTCAGGTAATCACGCTGGTCACGCTCCAAAATCTGCTTCGTAGCCATGTCCTGCGCTTCTTTCGCCGCCTGCTTATACTTCTGGATTTCCTCTGCCTGTTTCTCCGGGTCGATGTCCTTGAATTTCTCCAGGGTTTCATTTGCCGTGTCAAGCTGCCCTTTGTAATTGTCCCGGTCTGCTTCCGCCGCTTCCAGCTTCTTGACCTGCTTGTTGTAATCAGCAATAGGCTTATAGTTCTCGGCTACGGCATCATTGACAGCCTTTTTCTGCTCCTCCGTTACTTCCAGTCCTGCGTCTTTCAAAATCTGCTCAATACTTTTCATGCTCCATGTCCTCCATACATTTGTTTATACCGGGCTGTCCCCGGTCTGTGAGTAAGCGTGTATACTGCGCCCAGTAAAGCCGTTCCGGGGATTGAACCCGGAAGCTGCCTATACAGAACGGCTAATTCCTTTGATTGCCTGTTGTCAATTCTTCTCTCAACTTCTGCATTTTCTTTTCATGCTCTGCCTTAGTGATGTAATTTTCGTGAATCTTTTTGTACAGCTCTCTGTGCCTTTCTGGCGGCACAACCAGGCCAAATTCCTTGCAGATTTCAATAATGTTTTTCATGATATGTCCTCCTTAACGTATTTTTTAACAGCGTGTCCGCTGTATGGATTTAGGCAGATGAACCTCTGCCGGGGTAATTCTTCACAGCGGAATCGAACCGCGCTTACTGCCAACGCCCCTACCTTTTCAAGATACTTTCGCTGCGCATCACGATTTTTCTATCAAGGCGACTGGATTTGAACCAGATATGAAGAACTTGGCACGTCTGCCAAACAGGAGATGAAGGAATCGAACCCTCGTACCGTAGATTTGGAGTCTAGGCGATTTCCAGTTATCTTTAATCTCCCATGAGTGCGCCCACCCGCAAGGGGCAGACGCTTGAAAGGTTGGATAGGGTAATAATGCGTTATTCCTTTCGCTTATCTTTTCCCGACCTTCTGACTGACGGTACTTACACAGAGGTTCGCTTACTCAGAGGGCAAATTCCCCATAACTAATAACGCAAATGCACCCGTGCGGAATCGAACCGCCTTTACAGCACCATTACTGACGGATGCACCCTCTTGAAAGGAGGGTAGGATTTATCGAAAATTAGATAATGTCAAAATAAAAATGCCAGCAAACACGATTTCTCGTATCTACTGGCACTGAAACTTTGTTACTGGCACTAAACTATATTTACTTTTCCAAAAGCGATGTATCAATGATTGAGAAGTTTGCTCTATGTATATAAAGCACTTTTCCGTCAATCGTTACCATTGTTGTCTTTGGCAGATTTTTAGGAACGTCCCAACTCACTTCATCACCCGAATAAACACAAATCGGATTACCTAACTGTGACTGGATAATTACAAGCCTTGCATTATGTCCGTTATTGTTAAGGTTTTTCTGATACCACCAATGCTGTATTTTGAACCAATCTTCCATTCTCACATCTGACGGCTGTGAAATGCTTGAATTATCGGTAAAATCCGCTGACTGCTCTGTGCTGATTTCTGTGTCAAAATCAATATCGCATTTTTCCAATCTGCTGTCAGAGAATATAACTGTGCTACCACAGCTTTCAATCTTGTTTCCGTCAATCTCTATCGACATAACAGAGGACATTTCATAGCTTGAAATCCAAGAGCCATTTGAATCCCAACTATATGTTTTGATTTTGTTTGGACTGATGGAAAATGTCTTTCCCTCTACTGAAAGCCACCTACCCCCAAAATTGTCATAAAAATCAGCGGTATATGTCAGAGATACTTCGCTCTCTTTTTCTTTCTCTGTCGCACTTCCAACAGTTGTTGTGGTATCTGCACAACCAGTCATACACAAGAACATTGACAGAATCAATAAAACCGCAATCCATTTCTTTTTCATGCTATCCCTCTACTTTCTTGCTCTCCATATCCTTAATATCCATAACCGTTTCCCTCTTGCACTTCGGGCAGAACACAATGAGGTTTTTCGCTTCCGTGTCTGGTCTGATTTTCGTTCGGGTTTTGCCTCCGCAGATGGGGCAGAGTACCCATTGGTATTGCGTATTATTCATCATCTTCCCACCTGTCATATATGGATTGGAGAGAGTCAATAAAAACTTTCAAAGATTCTTTTCTGCATATCCATATTTCCTTGATTATGCCCTCTATATCCTCGGTCTGAACACTATCGCCAGATACCTTGTCACTTTCCTCTTTCAGCCTACATATAGCAATTCTCGCACAACTGTCTTTCTTTGCGGCAAGAATACATTTATCAGCTTCACCGTTTTTTAAATGCCCGATAATAATAGGCAAATTATTGTTTTTAGCCATTTCCCTATTCCTCCCGATTTCCTATATCATAAAAAGCATTAGTACCGCAGAAAACGCTTCCCATTTGTTCCTGTCTTTGATTATATTCAGTGCCTACATATCGGTCTTACCTTATGTCGCGCCCATTTCCTAATGCCTTTTATGCTTATGTTGTACCGCAGTTTGGCGGGGAAGTTGTACCAAGTTAAACGGTCATTCTCCCAATCATAGCAGAAACAAAAGCGTTTTGGTTGTCGTTTAATCCCCTGTTAAACTTCCTATCAAGGTTGAATCCCCATGACAAATTGCTTTCTGCGCGCTCTTTCGGGTCTTTGTTCAAAGCCTCTCTCTGATACCTGCTCATTTCCGGAAAATCTGGTCTTTCTATTGCTTCATTCCATTCAACATTGCACCAATGGTCTTTAAACACATAAATAAATGCTTCGCAATCCTGCATATTTCTAAAATAAAAAACTGTTATCGGTTCATCTTTTGACTGTAACTTTACCATTCCCATATCCTCCCTTTTGCGGTTTCCGACAGGGGAAAACTCCCCTATCAGAGTTATTTGGTTTTCGACAGGGCAGTGACCGCTTGCTCCTGTCTAGCTAGGCGCTACCTAGCCACATGGAAAGTATAGGAATCGAACCTATCTCGCCGGTGCTAGCCTCCCGGCAGTTTCACGCCAGATAACACAACTTTCCACCGTCCTATTTATTTATGCCTATGTGGACTTCATAGCGGGGAATGCTATAAAATAGCTTATCGGTCTTCTCCACTCTCGACCGCGTGGACAGGTTCGGATTTGAACCAAACACCCACAAACTGTTACGTCCTGTGTATGCCCTCTACATCAATCTGTCCCTTGTCCATTTTCTGTCTGCAAGGACTGTGCAATTAATGCGTTTCTTAAAAACTCCCCGACACTCCTTTTGAGCCGACCATATACTCCGAAACGCTATCAGACCGTTCGTATATCCCCACAACAGCGCCGCCGTATCGTCCTTCTGTTTCGTACTTGCCGCCATCTGATAAGTTTTTTCCGACACCTTTACGGTAGGTAATCAGCCTTTGGAAGATTTGGCGATTCACTCGCCGCAGGCCGCAGCCGGATCAGATATTTAAAATTCAAATTTAGACTTTCTGTAACATCGCTTCTTCATGGCCGTATCTTCCTTCTAATTTTTGATTGTTTGATTGCTATAACCCAAAAGGAATCCTAACTCGCAATCATGCACCCGCCCATAACCCGGCGTGCGTTCCCTCCGATTTAATCGGCAATCAGATCAATATCCGGTTTCCATCTGCCGGACAATTACATGATACCACAGCTTGAAAAATTATTTGTACCAAAGTTAATCGCAAAAAGAGCGGCATCACTGCCGCCCTCTGCAATATTACATCTCCGCAATCTTCCTTGCCCAGTTCTGGATAATCTCCCTTTCCTCCCGGCAGTCAGCATCCTTGAACATCTGTTTCATCATGCCATGCACGCCAGACATAAAATCTTCCAAAGCATCAAGCATTCTGTTCTTCGTTCCATCATCCCGGCTGTTGGAATACTCCATCTTCCGGCTGCGGTATTCATCCATGTCGGTATCATCACCGGACAGACGGGAATAGTGGCTCGGGCGGTGCATATATTCCCCGGTGCGCTGGTTGCGTCCTCTGCGGTATGAATTGCCGTTGTCGTAGTTATCACGGGAATACCCGCGGTCACGGCTGTTACCGCCACCATAGCCGCCACGCTCCCGGCTGTAATCCTCCATATCCCGGCTGTATCCGTCCCTGGAATACTCTCCGCCGTCCTGCATCATCTTGATTTTATCCACGCCCTTCATGATTTCCACCAGCTTATAGGCATTGTCCAGGTTGGAAGAAGTCAAGCCTTTTTCCTCAATCGCTTTTAACTCTTTTTCTGCGTTTTCTCTCAATTTATGCATAACTTAACCCTCCCTGTTAATCGTGATGTTTGCGTTCTGCATATCAATCGCCTGTGTGGAGGTGTTTTTGATTGATACCTGCACGCAGCAACCCTTCGGAATCCATACATCTGTAGCCATAGCCACATTGAAGTAATCGCCAACTGCTGCCGGAGTAACAATTGCGTTTGTGGATAAGTCTGCCTCTCCGTTGATTGCGATTGCAACGGATATCGGGCCAGCCGTTCCACCAGTCGCAACAGCGATATTGCCAGAAAAGATTACCCTGTATTTTGCCCTGCAATTCTGCGTACATCCCCGAACTGTAAACTGTCCGCTTCCTGTTCTATGTAAGACAAGACCTTTATTGCAGCATGATGTTTCCCCAGAAAACAAAGCGTTCTGATTTTCCTGTATTGTCTGCACAGGAACATTTACAAATTCTGCCATTTTATTTTCCTCCAAATAAAAAACTACCAACTGTTTATAGTCGGTAGTTTCTGGATTCCTATTGCTATGTTATATCTCTGTATATGGACATTCCGGCAATGTTCCGCTTAATATCGCATTCCCGCAAGTGATACGTCCCAAGTCCTCATACTCGCTTGCGATAAACACAAGCACATCAAACCCGGCTTTCTTCAAATCTTCCTCAATGTGCCGATATGGATACATCGTTGTATAATCTCCGCTTGTTTCGATACCATTTTCAAGTGCGGTATGCGTCTTGTGCATAGGTGTCAGTTTAACAATAAATTTTGCAGGGTTGAATAAATCTCTTAATTTCTCCGCATTTACTTCATAATCAGCAACCGCAAAATTCAATGTGATTTTTCTTCCTTTTGGCATATCAAGGTATTTTCCGATGTCGGAAATTTCTTTCAATTTCAGAGAATTTCCGCTGAACATATCCTCTCGCTCACTGTCAGAAGTGGAATTGATAGAGAATTGCAATCCGGCGTCACCACGAAAATCATAGTTTTTAATCTCTATCCAGTCATTGAGATATTTTACAAGATTTTTGTTTGCTCTTGGTAACATGGTTGATACTACTGGATGAATTAAACTCCTGCCAATGTGTGGATATAACTCTTTTCTCATATTCCTTGTGAAGTCCAAAACCGCTTCATTCCATGTCGGTTCGCCCATTCTCGCATAATGCACATTCAGCCTTTTTGTACTTGTGATTTCTGGGTGCAATGATAATCCGGTCACAATCTGATTTTTCAAATCATCATATGTAGCATTTACGCCTTTTCCAACCTTTGGCACATCACAGAATTTGCAACCCATAGAACAGCCATATTGTGTACTGATTGTGATTACCCACTTTTCAGATAATGGCAACATCTGCTGATGTTCAACGTGTTCTATATCCCTTGTCAGTCCCATAAAATCAGCCTTTAAGTTGGCTTCTTTTCCATAATCGCCGATTGATAAACATTCCAACTTTCCCTTGTCTCCCTCGACAATCATAATGTTTCCGGTTGGTACTTTAATGTTTCTCAAAATATCCATTTCCATATCCTCCTTATATGGATATAGTATCATGGATATAAAAACAATTTGTACCATTTTAATTGTAAACAGAAACCCACAAACTACCGACTATATTCAGTTGTCAATGTCCAGTTAATCGCAAAAGGACAGAATCAATGTTCTGCCCTCCCACGTTGTAATAACGGCTCATGCCGAACATTTCCGAT